ATAAAAAACAAAAGGGCGAAAGCCCTTTTTTGTTACCAAGTTTTTCACACTCCCCCACACTCGCAAAATTAAACAAACTCACCAAAAATAGGGGCAATTATTACAAGTAGAAATCCGCCCATGTCAGCCGATAACAACCGCAGAATTGAAAGCATCATCCGCTTTGGCTTAATTGCCGAAGTCGATCATGCACAAGCGAAAGCACGGGTAAAGTGCGGTGAAATATTAACGGATTTCATTCCATTCACCACATTGCGATCAGGTACGACAAAAACATGGTCGCCGCCAACACAAGGCGAACAATGTGTCATCTTGGCGGCAAGTGGGGAACTGACAACAGCGTGCATCATCACAGGGCTTTACACACAAAACAGCCCAAGCCATTCAGCCGATGAACACGTGATCGAATTTGCCGATGGCGCAAGAATCACCTACAACCAAGCCAACGGCGATTTGGTTGTGACAGGAATAAAAACCGCCAACATCAAAGCCGCTAATCAAATCAATATTGACTGCCCCACTGTCAACATTAAAGGCAATGTGAATATTGATGGAAAAGTGACATCAACAGGCGACATGATAGCGGGCGGAATCAGTCAGATGACACATAAACACAAAGATGTGTCGAAAGGTAAAGATAAAACTGGAGAGCCTGAATAATGAATCGATTTACAGGCGAGAAGATCACAAGCGAAACGGAACACATCAAACAGTCAATTGCAGACATTTTATTGACGCCAATCGGTTCACGTTTACAACGCCGAGATTATGGCAGTCGTATTCCGGAACTCATTGACAGACCAATGAATCACGCTTTGTTGCTCCAACTTGCCGCAAGTGCGGTGATGGCATTGCACAAATGGGAACCCCGCGTGACGATTAGCCAATTTAAACCACAACTTACAGAAAACGGTATCACTTGCTCAATCGTGGGCAGAACAAGAAATCAAAACAATACCATCAATTATGATGATGTATGGCTAGGCGGTAAGAATGAGCGAATTAGTTGATTTAAAAAAACTACCTGCACCAAAAGTTGTGCAAGAACTCAGTTATGAAACCTTACTTGCTCAGAGAAAAGAAAAGTTTCTGTCATTACAAGAAAGTGATGAGATGCGGCAACATTGGCAAGCTCGCTTACAGTTAGAAAGCGAACCTGTGGTTAAATTGCTAGAAGAAAATGCTTATCTAGAACTCTTGCTAAGAACAAATATTAATGAATCCGCCAAAGCCGTAATGATTGCCTATGCGACAGGCTCAGACTTAGATCAATTAGGGGCATTATTCGGCATTAAGCGATTAATCATTCAAGCGGGAGATTTAAACGCTCACCCGCCTATTCCAACCCAATATGAAGATGACGAACGCTTTCGAACACGCATTCAAATGTCATTAGAAGGATTAACCACAGCTGGCAGTCGTGCAAGCTATGAATTACATGCACTATCTACATCGGCAAAAATAAAAGATGTTGATGTGACAAGCCCAACCGCTGGCACGGTGAAGGTCGCTATCTTGTCAACAGAAGGACAAGGAACAGCAGATAGAGATTTAATTAAAGCGGTAAAAGAACAGTTAAATGCCGAACATATTCGCCCATTGACTGATACGGTATTAGTCGAAAGTGCGGTGATTTTACCTTATGAAATTCAAGCTTCCATCACACTTTATCCAACTGTACTAGAAAGCGTTGTTATGGCAAATGTTAATCAAGCAATCGCAAATTATGCAAATAAGCAACACTTGCTTGGCATTGATATTACGCTTTCAGGCATTTATGCCGCCTTACATCAAGAAGGCGTACAGAACGTAAAACTGACCAAACCGCTTGCAGATTTAATCGTACAACCTCACCAAGCAGCATATTGCACACAAATTCAAGTCAACGTAGGTGGTAGAGATGAATAGCTATCTACTACCTACGGGGTCAAGCAAGCTAGAAAAACAATTATCGAATACGTTTTCAGCCATTGCAGAAATTCCTGTGCCAATTCGCCTTTTATGGAGCGCTGACCATTGCCCCGTGAATTTATTGCCGTGGCTTGCTTGGTCACTCTCAATTGATGAATGGGACGATGACTGGAGTGAAGATAATAAACGGAAAGCCATTTTAAATAGCATTCACGTTCATAAACATAAAGGAACAATTTCAGCCATTCGCCGAGTGATGAAGTCAGTGGGTTATGGCGAAGTGGATATTATAGAAAATCAATCACTTAAAACATGGAATGGTGAACTAAGTTTTGATGGGTCAGACACCTTTGAGCATGAAGGAATGCACTGGGCAGAATACAAAATTGTGTTACATCAGCCAATTACCATTGAAGAATCAAAACAAGTGCGGCGGATTTTAAATGAAAATGCCCCTGCACGTTGTCATTTGGTTGCGTTTAATTTTACAAGGGCCGGTCATCGTTGGGATGGCGAAATCAATTTCGACGGAAACTTTACTTTTGGAGAAGTATAAATGGGGAAAATTACCGAACAACCACAATGGGAAGATGATGTCTATCTCATTGAAAAACAAGACAAGGTATTAGGTGGCGAACTTGGCGTAATTAACGTACAAGCTAAACAACTCGCCAACCGAACAAAATATTTAAAAGGCAAAGTGGACGATATAGACAGAGACCGCACAGGCTACGCTCCAAAAGCTAGCCCAGAGTTCACAGGCATTCCAACCGCCCCAACAGCTAATTCAGGCACGAACAGCACACAAATCGCCACAACCGCATTTGTGAAAAACGCAATCGCAGCATTGGTAGGTTCAGCCCCTGCAGCATTGGACACGTTGGAAGAATTGGCACGAGCATTAGCAGGCGATGCAAACTTAAAAGCGACTTTGCTCGCTGAAATCGGGAAAAAAGCCAACGCCACTGATTTTTATGCATTACATGATTTATTTATTGGTATCCCTATACCTTATCCGCTCTCTACCGTCCCTGCAGGTTGCTTGGCCATGAACGGACAGCGGTTTGATACTCGCCGTTATCAAAAATTGGCACATAAATATCCATCAGGACAGCTGCCAGATATGCGTGGCGAATTTATTCGTGGGTTGGATAATGGGCGTGGTGTTGATGCTGGGCGTGGGATGTTGAGTGCTCAAGATGATGGCTTCAAAAGTCATGAACATACCTTAAACGTTGCATGTTCACCTAACGGTTCATCAAATAGAAATGAACTAGGATGGGGGTTAGATGGTTCTGATAAAGTTGCAGTAAAAATGAATGCTAATGATACCCTTTATGGTGAAACACCATATTTAGTTAATCGTTCTGGCGGTAATGAAACCCGCCCTCGCAACATCGCCTATCACTACATCTGCCTAGCCGAATAAGGAGTACAACATGACCGTAACATTTAATCAAGAAGGTTTTGCCGAAAAAAGTGGTGAAGTCACTGTGTATTGCACTGACAACCAAGGAATTTACAGTCACACCACGGCTGAATATGTGAGCGAAGGCGGCAGCATTTCAGCAGGCAGTTATTTAGACGCACCGCCAAAACAGAAACAAGGCTTTATCATTGTGCGAGCAGATAACAGTTGGCAATACCAAGTTGACCATCGCGGAACCTATTACAGCAAAGAAACAGGCGAAAAAGTAGAACATACAGCACTGGGTGAATTGCCAGAAGATTTAACCGCACTTGCACCACTTGCTGAACCGTGCAAATGGAACGGTACAGCATGGGTAAAAGATGAAGCAAAAATGACCGCGCTTTTTGCACAACAAAAAGAAGGATTACTCAATAAGCTAGCAGATAAAGCTGACCAACTCAAAAACGGCTTACTGGTCGGCTATCCACAAACCGAAATTGAGAGCTTCTATCGCCAAGAGAAAGAAGCACTGGCAAAACAAGCGAACCCAAAAGCTGAAACGCCGATGTTAGAACAAATCGCTCGTGTGCGCGGCATACCGTTAGATTTGCTGATTGAAAAAGTGATTGAGAAATCGAACCAATTTGCGGTTGCCATCGGCATTATTATTGGTAAAAGACAGCAATTTGAAGATCGTTTGTTGGCTTTAAAAACCCCTGAGGAATTAACCGCACTTGAACGGGAGATTGAGCAATGGAAATTCCAAGCAAATTAAAGCTCTACGCATATCACAATCTCATTGCTGTCGATCAGCTATTTAACGCATTAACAGGCGGTGCGGCAGACGAAACATTATCAAGTCGCACCTATCGCGGGGCGGTATTAACCGATCAACCAAAAAAACGGTGGCTTGTACTCTATCGTTTCATCAATGGATTATTTAGAGATAAAAACCATTGCAAAACCGCATACGAAAGCGAAATAAACGGCAAACAGCGCGATTATCGGTTCAATCAAGGGAAAACCAAATGAGCAATACTATTAATAAATTGGTGAATGATGATGAAGATATTGTTTTCAAATGGAATCGCGGTGATGACGAATTTGAAACATTAATTTTCTTCAACGATGACGATACACCAATGGACTTTACAGGGAGTCAATTTGATTTGCATATCGTGCCTGAACGAAGTCAATCAGAAACCATTAAGCTATCAACATCAAATGGCTTAACCGTTAAAGAAAACGAAATAACGCTGCACGTGTCGCACGATCAAACAGAAAATGCAGATTGGAAAGAAGCTGTCTGGGATTTACAAGAAACTAATAAAGATGGATTTGTTGACACTCTTTGTGGCGGGAAAGTATGGTTAAAACGGGACGTTACTAGAGGCCATCATGAAAATAGAGATTAAGCCTAAACCAAAACATAAAGTAATAATCAAAAACAAACCACGGCACAAAATCACCGTCCAAAAAGGTTATGCCAATATAGGCGGCGATTTTGACATAAGCAAATTACCAAACATCAACGAATTAATTATTCACTACAACATCGGAGCGCTTTAATGGCAAGACAAGAATTTACTCAAACTATAACTGAATTTGCTGAATTTGTCGGCATGAAAGATAAGGAGATTATGAAACTTATCGGCATCATGCAACAACTGACGACAACAGAGAAAAACACGATTGTTGGCGCAATCAATGAGATGAATCAGCGAATCAACAGCCTATCAAGCAGTGCGGCAGGCATTAATGATAGTGCGACAAATGAAACAGCAACATTATCAGCCAAGAAAATTATTGAGCTTTTAAATCAAGCGAAAGCAGATGTCAAAAATGAGCTTTTAGGCGGACAAGTTGATGCAAGCATTGACACCATCAAAGAGCTTGGCGATATGTTGAAGAACATTCAAACAGGTGAAGATGGCTTAAATAAATTGGTTCAAAAAATAACTCAAACAAATCAATCTTTGTCACT